CCTTCTGAACGTATTTCTGACGTTCTTAGAGAATTGCGAGGTGTTCCAAATGAGCCTTTAAGTGTGTTTGATTCTATTGTTCAAGCTTTTGGTGATTTTAAAGATTCTTTTACTGACTTCTTTGGAACCTTCAAAAGTGAAGGACCTTCAGAAGAAGATGAATGGACTCCCGTCAAAAGTCGAAAGGGTAAGAAGCCTGTCAAGAAGAAAAATGCTGGTCCCGGTCTTTTGCCTCTTCCTAATATTCCTCCTACAACTCCCTTGGAGACTATTCGCCTCACTAAGAAAAAGTTTAAAAAATCTCTGCAAGCTGCCCAGGCCGTCAATCTTGAAAGAGTTCACCAAGATAGACCCTCTTCTCCTGTTCAAATTTGTCCTCCCTCTTATCCCAAGGCTAAAGATCCTTTTTCAATCCCGGAAGTCATCGTGACTCCTCCTTCACGATCATCATCTGTTCCTCCTTATGATAGGAGCTTGAATCCTTTTGCAATGAATCCCTTCTCTTCTGATTCAGAACAAGAGGTCTTTAAGAACCGCTGTCATCTCTCCTTCCCTCCTTGTAAAGCCCTTGCCATTGAGCAACCCAGCACTAGCCAAAAAATGGACGATCGGTCTAGTGTTGATTACTCAAATGCCACTGTCAAAAATTTCCTCCTTCTCAAGTCAAAATGTCTTACTACAAGGATTAAGGTTGTTCACGAAGACTATATTTCCAAGATAGTTAATCTCCGTAAGCAATCTGAATCCTCCTCTCTTGTAGAAGACATAGACAAAATCCTTTCATTAAGTTCTAGAGACTCTGATGGAAATCTTCTTGACGAAAGCTTTTATTCAAAAGCCAAAAATCACGAAGGTTTTTATTATGACCACAATCAGATGGACTATATTTCTGATATAGCTCATTCGAATGTCAACCCTGCGTACGAACATCGGCATCGTTGCATGGGTTCAATCTCTGAACTTCAATGGAAAGAAAAAGATGGAGTCCTTCATCCTGTTCTTGATCACGCTACACAAAGACAAGCTTCTAAAATTGTCCCTTGCCCGATGGAATTCTCTCACTCACACTCTTTCACGGAGAACAATCACAAACTTCTGTGTGCAAAATGCACTGTTCCGACCTATCAACTTATCTCTAACCCTCCAAGTGGTAATAATCATCCCATCAATCTCCTTCCTGATAATTATGATTATGACTACATGGGGGCTCCTCCTGATTTCAAAGAGCATATGAACTCCCTCTACCTTGATCTCTTTGTCAAAGATTTTCAACTTCTTTGGAAGTCACCTCTTGTCTTGATTGAAGACGAATCTCATTTCCTTTCTTGCCAAAGTCCTTCTGCGGCAG